GTTCATATTTGATTCGTTCTTCGACGTTAAAGCGGCCCGGCCTATGCCCTTGTACTCTGTGCCGGGGCTTATTGATCATTTCTAAGGAGTAATCATGGGACTTCTTGGTTCTCTTGGTTCTATTGCTGGTGCAATTTTGGGCGGGCCTACTGGCGGTGCCATTGGTGGTGCGATTGGTGGTTTTCTTGATTCTGATAAAGCCAGCAATTCTGCTTCTGATGCCGCTCGTCGTGCTGAGGCTTCTTCTATGTATGGGATTCAAACTCAGAATGCCGCGAATGCCGAACAGGCTGCTAAACAAATGGCTTTTCAGGAACGCATGTCAAATACATCTTGGCAACGTGGTGTTGCTGACATGAAAGCTGCCGGTCTTAATCCAATGCTTGCTTATTCTCAAGGGGGTGCCTCTTCCCCTTCAGGATCTCAAGCTCATATGGAGGATACTCGAACGCCCGGTGTCTCTGCTGGTATTCATGCCCGTGAAGCTAAACAAAATGAATATCTCCAACACGCTCAGGTTGCTTCTCAAGTTGCTGACATCAAGGTGAAGGATTCCCAAGCTGAATTGAATAATGCTCAAGCTGCTAAGACTCAAGCTGAAACGCCTGATACTGGCTTGACTTCTCTCAAGATGAAGCAGGAAATTAAAGAGATGGCTAATCGTATGGATCTCAATGACAAGCAGCAAGAATGGCTCAATGCTCAAATTGATAAGGCCTATGCTGAACGTACTTTGATTCGTGCTGAGACTTCTAATGCTGAATTGAAGAATGCGATTGAGACTATCAATAAATCTATTCTTGAGGCTTCTGCTCCTAATCGTATTGCATTTGAGAAGGGACCCGGTGGTGCTGCTGCTCCTTATGTGCGGGACTTTTCCGCTCCGGTTTCTTCTGCTGTTGGTGCTTACGCTGGCGCTCGTGGTGGTCGTGGTGTGAAGGTTCCTCCTTCTTCGGCCAAAATTAATCCGTGGTTATCTCGAGGTGAATAATATGAAAACTGTTTTTGTTCGTTCGGCTTTTAATTACGATATGAATGCGGCCTCTGATGAGACCGCTCTTCATTGTCTTGATGTTTCTTTGGCCAAGCAGTCTTTTGCTGAGGAATGCGATATCAATACGATCGTTCGTCGATTCAACCTTACGGGTGAATTGCCTTCTAATGTGGTTGCTCCTACTTACGCCGACTTCGAAGATATCTTCGACTTCCATTCAGCTATGAACGTAGTGGCTCAAGCCCATGAGGCTTTTGGTGCTATGCCTGCTGAAACCCGGGCCCGATTTCATAACGATCCGGCTGAATTCCTTGATTTCTTCAATAACGAAGAGAACCGCGCTGAGGCGGTTAAAATGGGTTTGGTGGTACCTCCACCTCAAGAGCCTTTCGAAAACCCCTCTAAAGGGGGTTTAAAGCTGTCAGGCGACCTCGCCCCATCGGGTGGGTCTTCCGATGGGGGAGGAGACAAGCCGGTTTGACCGGCGCGTCAGGATGCACAGTTCTCTACTTGATGTAACTGTGCTAGGTGACACGTTTTGTTTATTTCGTGTTACCGTTATGTTTGTCTCACTTTTTAAAGGAGTTTTTTATGCGTCCGAGTTCTCGTAAGCATGTCAATAAGTCGAAGTCTGCTAAGACTTTTCGACGTCACTCATCGCAGACCAAGGCGGCCAATATGGGCGGCCTGATGCGTGGTGGATGGCGTCTTTGATGCCTTGCTACAGTCCCATGCCTGCGTTTCGTAATGAGCATGGTTCTGTTGTTTTTGCGGAGCGGCGGCACCTTGGTGGTTCCGTTGCTTCGCTTTTATTGCCCTGTGGGCAATGTATCGGCTGCCGTTTGGAGCGTTCGCGTATGTGGGCAGTCCGTTGTTTGCATGAATGCTCTATGCATTCTTCTAATTGTTTTATTACGCTCACGTATCGTCGTGAGGTTGTGCCTTCTGGCCTTCAGTATCGTGATTTTCAATTGTTTATGAAGCGCCTTCGACGGCGTTTTTTTTCGCCTGTCCGTTTTTATATGTGTGGCGAATATGGTGAATTGGATGATGGCAATATCGACTTTGATCATCCTCACTTTCATGCCTTGTTGTTTGGTTTTGATTTCCCGGATAAGGTTCTTTTTAAGACTGTCCGTGGCAACAAGCTGTATAGGTCTCCGCTGCTTGAGGAGCTTTGGCCTTATGGTTTTTCTTCGATTGGCGATGCCAATTTTGAGACGGCCGCTTATGTCGCACGTTATTGTATGAAGAAGGTCACTGGTGATCGAGCCGATTCTTATTATGTTCATCCTGATACTGGCGAGGTTATGCTTCCCGAGTTTAATCATATGTCATTGAAGCCGGGAATTGGTGCTGGTTGGATCGACAAATGGACCAGTGATGTTTATCCCTCCGGCATGGTTGTTGTCAATGGTGTTGAAACTATGCCGCCCAAGTATTATGATAAGCGTGTTTTCAAATCTGATCCGCTTACCATGGAGCAAGTTTATTTTGAACGAGAGGTAGAGGGTCGCTCTCGTTTTCTGGATTCAACCGATGAGCGGTTGAAAGTTCGCGAGCAAGTGGCGCATGCTCGTGTCAAATCACTTAAGCGCCCTCTACGAGGTAATTAAATCATGAAATTAGTGGCGATGTGTGTCCGTGACCAAGCTATTGAGTCTTTTGGTACTCCGTTTTTTGTTACTCATCAAGGTGCTGGCCTTCGTTCTTTTATTGACGAGGTTAATCGTCAATCTGATGACAATCAGTTGAATAAGCATCCTGATGATTTTGTTTTGTATCGCTGCGGTGAATTTGATCAGGAGACTGGTATTTTTACTCCGCTCAATATTCCAGAGCGCGTGGCTCAAGCTTCTGATGTTGTAGTTCGTCCCGAGTAGTTTTTTTTGGCCCTTCGGGGCCTTTTTTCTGGAGGTCAAAAAAATGCATCGTAACAAGTCGGTTTCTGTCCATCAGTTCGCCATGATTCCTCGGGCGGACATTCCTCGTTCTTCTTTTCGTATTCAAAAAGGTCACAAGACTACTTTTGATGCTGGTTATCTCGTTCCTGTTTGGTGTGATGAGGTTCTACCGGGAGATACATTCAATTTGAATATGACGGCGTTTGCTCGCATGGCTACGCCTCTTTTTCCAATTATGGATAATTTGTATCTTGATTCTTTTTTCTTCTTCGTTCCCAATCGCTTGGTTTGGTCGAATTGGCAGCGATTCATGGGACAGCAGGACAATCCCGGCGATTCTATTTCTTACGTGATACCTCAGCAGGTTTCTCCAGTCGGCGGGTATGCGGTTGGATCGCTCCAGGACTATATGGGGCTTCCCACTGTTGGCCAGGTGGGCGGTGGGAACACGGTTTCTCACTCTGCACTTTTTACCCGTGCGTACAACTTAATTTACAACGAGTGGTTTCGAGATGAAAACCTTCAGAATTCCGTTACTGTTGATAAGGGCGATGGTCCTGATACTGTCTCTAACTACACTCTTCTTCGACGCGGTAAGCGTCATGATTATTTCACTTCTGCGCTTCCTTGGCCTCAAAAGGGCGGCACGTCTGTTTCTATCCCTCTCGGAACGACTGCACCTATTTATTCAAATGGCAATTCTTTTTTTATGCGAGCGGGTACCGACACAAATGCGGTAGTCAATCGTGCTACTGCTGGTGCTGGTTCTAATATTACTTTGTCTGCTGCTGGTACTGCCGGTGGTCAGATGAATTGGGGCCCAACTGGTGGAGGTATTACTGGTCTCTATACTGATCTTTCTACCGCGACTGCTGCAACGATTAATCAGTTGCGTCAGTCTTTTCAGATTCAAAAACTTTTGGAAAGGGATGCTCGTGGAGGAACACGTTATACAGAGATTATCCGTGCGCATTTTGGAGTTGTCTCTCCTGATGCAAGATTGCAGAGGCCAGAGTATCTCGGTGGAGGATCAACACCGATTGTTATTAATCCTATCGCTCAACAGTCAGCTACTGGCGTTACTGGCTCTACCACGCCTACGGGCACGCTTGCCGCAATGGGACATGTCGTGGCTGGATCTGGCTTCACACAGTCATTTACTGAGCATGGAATGATTATCGGGCTTGTTTCTGCTCGTGCTGATTTGAGTTATCAGCAAGGACTTCGTAAGATGTGGTCCAGATCTACTCGATATGACTTTTATTTTCCTGCTTTTGCTATGCTTGGTGAGCAAGCTATTTTGAATAAGGAGATCTATTGCGATGGATCTGCTAATGATGCCCTTGTATTCGGTTATCAGGAACGTTGGGCCGAATATCGTTACAACCCTTCCCAGATCAGCTCACTGTTTAAATCCACTTCTGCTGGCACTATTGACCCGTGGCACTTATCGCAGAAATTCGCTTCCCTTCCCTCTCTTAATTCGACGTTCATACAAGATACGCCACCCGTATCTCGCGTCGTTGCGG